GTCACAAAAGCTATACAAATAACACTACAACTTATTTTGGTCAAAATTGATGATTGAGATTCCATAATAGGTAAACTCTGAGACTCAAGAATTAATTCTTCATCTTCTTCAAAGTTGTCAATAGGCTCCAAATTTAATTGGGCTTGTTTTAACAATTCATCATAATCATACCAAATACATTCGGAATAAATACCCTCTAATTGGGCAATTTGTTTTAATTCGTCCTGATATTCAATAAAAATTTCTCTCGAATATAATGAAGCTGATCTCTGAGCGTCATCAATATTTTCCATAAATAATTCGTAAGCTGTAAGAGGGCTGTCTAATGGCATATAATAAAAACGTTTCTTTAAAGAATCCATAGATATAGGTGCTCTATATTTTTGTAATATTGGGCAATATCTAAAAGTTCTTTTAAGAAAATCACTTTCGCCATCTAATTTGGTAAACTTTACAATTTTAGCATCTTTATCTGCCATTGTAATTGTTAAACCAACCTTCTTTCCAGCAGCTACTATTGTCTCTCCATTAAAATTTAAATATTGAGGCAATACAGCACTAATATTATCATCGCCATAAGTCATTGTTCGAATACAATCCTTATAATTCTTTTTATGTTTTAATTCTGGATATAAACCGAAAAATAAAATTCTTAAATATAATGAATTTACAATTCCATTTAATTCTGTTGTTAAAGGTTGTCCAGATGGATTACTATTTCCTAAAGAAATAATAGATCCATCAAAAAGAATATTAGGATAATTCATATCCGTTAATGCTCCTTTGGCAATGGTAATAGCGTCGTCGCTCATACCGAGGCGCTCCATTATTTTAATAATAATATATGAAGCTTGAGTTGATACTTGGGCTGACATTGTTTGGTCAAAAGCAGAATAATCTAAAGCAATTACATTGTCTGTAGAATACTCAGCTAAATGCTCACGTAAATAGTGTGCATCAATTCCATTCATGTCAATACCTTTTCCCATCTCAAATAAAAATCGGTTATCACCCATCAACTGGATAATACCACCTAGATATTGGCGAACAACTAATAAAAACGGGAAATTACATCCCATAAAAACTCTACCTTTAATCTTATGATTTGGTAAAAGTTCATTAGTTTTCATTGAAGCCTTAAAAACACAACCGCCAGATTCATTACTTGCATAACGTTTCTTTAAATTGGTTACTTCCTCTGTCATATCAACACCATTATAAGGTTGTAATGTTCGAGGCATAATAGGCACATTTGGATCATCTTCTTCCATCAATAAATATTTTGACTTTTTCCCTTTATAAGGAAAGCCAACTGATGTATGATTGTTGATTCCATTCAAACATTCTCCAGGAACGCCATCAAGAGTTTCTTGATCACTCAATACTCTTCCATATTTGGCTTTTTCT